GTCTTCTGCTGGCACGACAGATTATCGAAAAGCATCCAGACGATCTGGAAGAGTTTCTCGCCGACTTTCTTTTCGGCGTGAAGTCTCAGGAGGCTTCCCGTGACTAGCCTGCTTGCAATCTACGGCGTAGGCGTGGCGCGGGGCGTCAACTGCATCTGCTGTCTTGGGCTTGTCGGAGCGCTGGGTCTGGCGGCCGTCAACGGCGGCAGCGAAAACTGGAACGCCGTCCGCAAATGCCTTTGGGCGGTGCTTGTTTTCGCTGTCGTGCTGATCCTGTTCCCCAGCCCCGACTTCTTCAGGGCGCTGGATGGGAGGTAGCGATGGACGCCAACAGCCCGATCACCGCCCGCCTGATATTCTGGCCCGTAGACCGCGAGAGCGTCTGGCTCAAGGCGGAGTTCACGCCGGAGAAGCTGGCGCAGATGTGCCACGATGGGCGCTGTCCGCTGGAAGGCTTCCTTGGTGACGCTAGATGCCCCATCAAAAACACGGTCGCATGTGACGATGTAGCGGCTAAAGACTGGATCCGCTTCCTGTCTGTGGGAGCGCCAATTGGAGGGGGCAATGAAAATCGATGAGGCCACCGTAACCCTCTTTGTCTGCCACACATCTGAAGGGCTGGCGAAAGCCTGCCGTGACCACGCCGACAACTGTTTCCAGCCATGCCCGGTTGGCTGGTACTTCGCCTGCCCGCTGTACAAACTTGGCGACGGGCGTTGCAGGAAAATTACGGCTGAAGACTGGGAAGCTGTGACGGTAGAGGTGAGGAAATGAGCCAAAAAAAGGATAAGTACTTCACCTACAAATGCTTTCTGGTTCTGCTCGTCATGAGCGTTCCGTTCGGCTTCGGCTTCGTCTGGGGTATCAAGCTCTTCTTCACAACCGAAGAATTCTGCCGTGCCATATGGGCGCTGATTATGTAGGAGGACGGCATGGAAGAGCGCAAGCTTACTCTTCGCAACCACGCTGAACTCATGGCAGGCGAACTGGACGACGTCATGCTGAAGGTCGCCAGCATCATCGACGACATCGACGCCAACCCGGACGAGACTATCGATGACGACATCTATACAGGACTTCAGGACTTGCTCGACAAGCTGAAGGAAGTCAACGACGTTGCATGGGCGCTGGAAAACCTGTGTCAGGAACGCGAAATGGGCAAGAGGAGATTTGAATGAGGGAAATAGAATTCGTCAGCTACTCTGGCAGGTATCCCAATCTCTGCTCTGGCTGGCTGGAACTGAAAATCGACGGCAGACCGTGGCGGAAGTACGTCAATCTCTTTTCCGGCGGCGAAGCCTATGTGGACAATGGCAGGGAATTCATCGAGCAGGGGCCTTGGGACTTGGCCGGCTACGACTACGACTATCTTGTGAATGACGGCTTCACGGACGAAGAGATAGACGCGATCATTTGCCTGCTCAACGAGCATGTCGAGTTCGGCTGCTGCGGAGGGTGCATCTGATGCTGTTTCTCACTAGTAAGGACTACGACATCCTCAACCACAAAATCAGCGATCTGTGGGAAGAGGTGCAGGGGCTGAAGCGTCGCGTCAGGGAGCTTGAGGACGCCAGGAAGGACGACGAATGCGACATTCTAAGCGACATCCGCGCCAGCGACATGGTCATGGTAAAACATCCCAGGAAAGGATGGGTCAAAGGCTGCGTCATGGAGAAGTGCCTCTGCGCGGCCTTCGTCGTCGTCGGCGAAGGCGAGTGTATCTGGACGGACAAGGTAAGGAAGATCGAGAAATAGGAGGCTGTAATGGGATGGTTTAACTTTTGGGGCAAGCCGAAGCAGGAGCCAATACCGATTACACTGAGGCGTACCCGCTTCGATGACATCGAGGATGACATCAAGGGACTCAAAAGCAGCCTTCAGGCTTTTGTCGAAGACACCGAGAAGGCTCTCCGCAAGCTGAAGGAGCGCGTTGGCTCCCTTGAAGAGAAGGGCGAATGGAAACCCCACTTCGGGGACAGAGTGCGGTTTAAGCACAGCTTCTTCGGCGAGATGACCGGGGTTGTCATGGAGTCCCCATTTCCGTCGCAGTACCAGGTTGCATTCCACGATCCGTCGAACAAAGGCGACGTGAAGTTCTACACTACAGACATAAAGGACATGGAGAAAATAGATGAATAAGTACGAAATGCATGAACATCTCGAATGGGCTTCGGCGCAGCTGTCCGACGCCATCGGAGAGATCCAGGAAGTGCTTCAGAACGGCGCGGAGCATCTGGAAGGCGACGACGCAGACTGGCTCTGCAGCGCCATTGAACACGCCAGCGACGCACGGCACAGCCTCGAAAAGCACGGGCCGTATCCCCGGCTCGACAAGGAGGTGCTGCGCTTTGATGACGACTAGTAAAGAAGAGCAGATGGTGATCCTTCAGACTGTCGTGGCGCTGGGAGACTTCGCCCGCGACGAGTCGCTGAAGGACGACGCCAAAGTGTGGATCACCAAGAAGGAAGCATGCCTCCTGGAGGGATTTATCTATGGACTACTGCAAAAACTGTACGGAAGCGCAGAGGAAGAAGATAACAAAGACGTTCACTAGGAACATGATGACGCGCACCATCGTCAGCAATTTATACGGCTTCGCCCGCAGCACTGGAGACAAGTTCTGGCTGACCAGGGAGGAATGCGGGCTGCTGGAGGAGTTCCTGACCCGCCACAAGGCGTTCTTCGGGATCTTTCCAGAGAAGGAGCCGGACGCGGCGCAGTGCATCAAGGAAATGCGGGCCGAAGCGAAGCGGTTCTCCAACAAGTTCAGGCTGACGAAGCGGTGGGTGAACGCCTACAAGCGCATCTACCCTAACTGGGAGAAGGAGCCGGACAAGGAGCACTACTTTTTCTACTCCATGTCGTTTGTGATGGACGCCATCGAAGAATACAGTCGCTGGCTGGAGATTGTGGCGAGGGACTGGGAGGCTAAGATCAATGATGGACGCGGCGGAGAAACTCCGTAGGCTGCGGGACATCGAAAGAGAGATAGCCGATCACAGGTCGGCTATCTCCGCCTTGGAACGCACTAAGCTGGAACTGCTTGAGTTGAGGACGGCTAGACTTGACCCGAAAAAACAGCTACCAAGGGGCCGCAGGCGTGAGCTGATGGAGCAGATCTGCCCCTCCTAGGAGTAGAAAAATGAGCGTCTTTCAGCGCACCGACGGCCGCTGGGTCGTGAAATACAAGGATAAAACAGGAAAAACAGTCCAAAAGACATTCAAGGAGAGAATGGATGCATATGTATTCGACGACGAACTTTATCAGGACAGCCGCGATGGTTCGCGGCTGACGGTGTTCGAGGCAGTCTTGCTCTACATCAAGAACAAGCGGCTCTCGAAGTCATGCATTGACCAGTACAAATGGCTGGTCTGCGGCGCAAAGGAATCTCAGAAAAAGGCAAAGCAGAAGGTCGGATACGCCGAATGCATTGCCAACAAGTACGTCGATGAACTGACGCGCCGCGATCTGGAACAGGTCAGGGACTGCTGCCGCGCAGGCGGCGGTAAGAACGTCTCCGTGAACAAGTGGATCCGCCGCCTCAAGGCGGTGTTCAACTATGCCGTCTCGGAAGATCTGGTCAAGACGAATCCCTGGGAAAAGCACCGCGCTCTGGAAGAAGAGCACGGCTCATGGAAGGGAACGAGGGAGCAGCTGGACAAGATCTACGCCGCGTCCCCCGCATGGCTCCAGTGGATTATCCTTACGGTTTATGCCTTGTCCATCCGCCCCGGCAAGTCGGAGATGTGCGACCTCAAGTGGTCGGCGTTCGACTTCCAGCGCGGGTCGGTCACAGTCCACATGGGCAAGGTCAATGCGGACAAGGTCGTTTTTCCGCCCGCATGGTACATGACCCAGGCTCTGGCCCGCTTCCAGGCCGGAGGGAGCGACAGGGATGGCTGGGTGTGCCCAGCGGCAAACGGCGGACATTTGTATCATCCTGTCTCCGCGTGGCGGGACGCCTGCCGGAGGGCGGGAGAAAAAATGCCCATGTACGGCATAAGACATGTGTCGGCATCGGAGATGGTAGCCGCCGGAGCCGACGTCGCCGCCGTGGCCGCCAACCTGGGCCACGCCTCTTCAGTGACGACGCTGACCTATTACGTCCATGCTCTGCCGCAGTCGCAGAAAAGCGCCTCTGCAGCCCTCGCTGCACCTCAAAAGGTGCAGAAGGGTGCAGAAAATCAGCTAGAAATCAAATAAAAACAGGTAGTTAATCTCAAAAAGCATTCTCCCTGCAGGAGAAAGAATTCTTTAATAATTTCAAACAGTTACTGGCAATTTCTGCACCTTTTGCACCTCGCCTGCACCTCCCCGCAACGCCCCAGACGGCGTGTGCGGGGTTCCTTTTTTTGTGCCCGGGAAAAAGAAGAGCCGCCCCCGCCGGAGGGGGACGGCCCTTGGGTGCCTTTTTGCGTATGTGCAGCCTTACGGCGTCTCCGGCGAAGAGGGTTCTACGCCTTCCTGTCCGCCGTCCGCAAGCGCCCCGACAAGTTCGTGCAGGGTGCAGTCGGCATCGGGGATCTCGACCTCCTCGTTCAGCAGGGCGGTCTTGCTCTTGTAGTTGCCCTCGATGCTGGTGGTCATCACCCTGATGCGGTACTTGGCCCCGCCCAGGGCCGAAGACGGCACCAGGTCGATCTCCGCCCTGCCTTCCTCGAAGGCGATTTCCTGCGCCTTCTTTGGCGCGACTAAACTGTTCGCCGTAGTGCCGGTCTCAAGCAGAGTCACTTCCAGGTAGCCGCTGAACGGCGTCCCGTCCTGCCAGACGGCGTCGGCGGTGAGCTTTACGGTTTCTTCAGACATGCATTGTCTCCTTTGCTAATAGACACGCCAGGGAAGCGGCGAGAGGAAGAAGCCAGTCGAGAAGGCTCTTCGCATTCCACGCCCCCGGCAGGAATCCGCACCACCACGGGCAGTTCGCCCGCTTCCCGCCGTGGGACTCGATCCATCGGTATTCGGCTTGCGCCACCTCGCGCCCCAGATAGAACGCGGCGGGCCAGAAGAGGCAGGGCCACGGCGCTCCGGCGAGAAGCAGGAGAGCGCAGAAGCCGAGCGAGATTAGGGCGTGGATCACGGCTCAGGCTCCTCTTCCGGCTCTTCCGATTCTTCAGGCGTATCCCTTGCCGTGACCAGCGCGGCGATTTCGTCCGCGTCGGCCTGCGCCAGCCAGCCTGCCGTCACCCAGTTCGAGGCGGCCGCATTGACGTCGGTGCCGTCCACGTTCCGCTCGACCGCCGTCTTCAGGCCGTGCATGATGATATTCTTCGGCTCCATCGCCAGCTTCATGGACAAGCCGTCGTAGAACCTCTGCAGCCCCTCAAGGTCGATCTTTCTTGCCATTGCCTAGCCTCCCATGCTCTCAGGTTCCGCGAAGATGGCGTCGATGTCCTCTACGGACGCGACGTTCTGGGCGTCCAGTTCGAGGTCGCCGATGCGTTCGGAGAAGCCCGCCACGTCCAGATCTTCGAGCGCCTGCACCCTCGGCTCAAGCTCCTCCAGCGGGTCTGCCCACTGCCCGTCGGAGCGCAGGAAGAAGCCGTCCTCATCCTCGCCCGGAAGGGGAACCGTGCCTTCCGTGGAGCCGTCGAAGGTCGGCACGGACGCCAGCACCGGGTCTGCCCACTGCCCGTCGGAGCGGAGATAGAGAAGGTCTCCCGCATCCGCAGGGGGAACGAGTCCCGCGATGCCGTCTTCCGTGGAGGACGCGCCAAAATACAGGGGGACGCTGTACTGCCCGTCCACGACCGCAATGGTGGTGCCGTCCGGCTCGATGGCGGAGACCGCCACATAGCCGTCCACCCGCTCCTGCAAGGCGGCGAGGCCGGATTCCAGTTCGGCGAGGCCGGAGGCAAGCTGGGAGATCTGCTCCGGCGTGGCCCGCTGATCCCACGTCCCGCCAGCCGTGAGGACGTAGGACGGGTCTGTTCCTTCGGTGGTGGGCAGGACGTCGGGGAAGACCACGTCGAGGACGCCGTCCTCGTAGGAAAGGCCGTCTCCGATTGCGCCGGACGCGATGGGTTCGCTCCACGCCGTCCAGTTTGCCCCGTCCGTGGTGCTGCGCCAGAAGACCCTCGCCGTCTCCGATCCGGCGGCAAAGACGCTCTGGAAGGTCGTGCCGGAGGTGTGGCTGGACGAGACGCGGAGGACGCCCTCCACGATGCCCTCCGGCTTGCCGGACGTGCTGGAGCCGAAGGCGTACCAGCCGTCCAGAACGAGGTCATTAAGGCTTTCCGCGCTTGTTATGGCGGTGCGTCCAAGCTGGCCCCGCGCGGAGGCGAGGTCGGAAGTCTCCCCGCCCACGGCAATGTCGATGGCGTGGAGGACGCCGTTGGTGGACGTGACGGAGACGCCGTCCGTCTGCACGTCTCCGCCGCCCGTCGCGGCGCCGTCCTCAAGCGCGGTCACCCGCGTGTCGAGGGAGGCGATGTCGCTCTGGTTCTGGTTCGCGACAAGCTCGACCGCGCTGGCGGTAGCTGAAGCCGAAGCCGCCGCGGAGGATGCGGAGGATGCTGCATTGGAGGCGGCCGTGGCCTGATCGCTTGCCGTCGCCGCAGCCGACACCGCCGTGGTGATCTGCGACTGAAGGCCGGAGGCAAGGACGGCGGCCTCGTTGGCCCTCGACTGCGCCGTTGTGGCCGCCGATCTCGCCGTGGCAATGTCGCCGTTCTGCCCCGCGATCAGGGAGCGCACCTCGTCCGACTCCTCGCGGACGTCTGCCATGAGCTGCCGGATTATATCATTGAGATGTTTGTAGTAGGTCTGGCCTTCGCCCAGCGGGAGGGCGTTGGTGATCTTCGAGATCGCCGAAGCCTGCCTGTTGTAGAAGCTGGATTGCACTCTGCCCATGAACGCCTCCTAGAAGAGGAAGGAAGGCTTCTCAGGCCACGGGACGGCGTTCAGGTCGCCGCCCCACGGGAAGCCTTCCTGCTGGGGAACGTCGAGCAGGGCGCGGCGGTACTCGCGGAGCGCCTGCATCTGCTCTTCCGTCAGGTCTTCCCAGAACAGCGGGTTCAGCTTGTCGATCTTGCGGAGGCGCTTGTTCCGCTCCAGACGGACGGCCTCTTCCTGTCTGGCGCGTATCTCTTCTTCGGGCCAGCCGAGAACGATGTTCCCGTCGCCGTCTGTGTAGGCATGGTTGCCTGCCTGCTCCCACTGCTCGACAGTGACGGTCGTGTCGTACTTGCCAGCACCGCCGTTGACTTCCAGAGGTGCGTTCACAGACTCCATGTCACCGAAGGCTCTTACTGAACCGTCCGGCATGGCCTTGAGGTAGATTTTACTCATTGCACAGTATCTCCACTTGGTCGAAGCCTTCGCTCCGACTCGGATATTCCTGATTGAAGCACAGGTTCATTACGGTGCCTTCGCTGAGAGGCTTCGGTCTCGACCTGTTGCGGGCCTCTATCGTCTTGTACGAAGCGACAAGGTAGACGAGCCGGACAGGGCCGACGCCATGCGCCCTGAAGTGGGCCAGTGCAGTCTCCCTGTCGCTTCGGTATGTGAACGTGTCCACCAGAACGACGTCTCCCTTCGCGCATTCCGCGCACACGGCGTCCAGATAGGCTTCATTGCTGGCGGGGTACTCCATGCGGTACTGGCGCGTGGCCTGCTCAACGTCCTCCGTGGCGTACTGCGCCTTCACCCATTCGTCGAACTCGAATGGACGCATACCGGCGCACATGGTGCTTTTCCCCACGGCAGGGACTCCTGCTACGATTGTCAGCATATTATCCTCTCCTAACAGGGTTGGAATCCACACCATGAGCATTTGTAGCAGCTGTACGTCCAGCCCTTCTTGACAGGGATGAAGACAAGGTTGCCAGACCAGTTGCCGCCGGAGCCGTACTCGCCGATATGAACTTGCGATTGATGGCCATTGATCCAGACGCCAGCCCAGTAGTCGCCTATGTCGTTTGTTTCTACTTTGAAGAAGCCGTTGGTGCCTGCTGTGTAGGTAGCGCCGACGGAACGGCCTTCAGGATTGCCAGATGGCACCATGCCGTATTCGCCGCCGCCGAGTCGGGCGCGAACCCATGCCGTGTTAGCGATGCGAGTGCTGTTGTCGCTGGCGGCCGCCGTTTCGGAATAGTTTGCGTAGCCGACATCGACAGACGTCTTCTGCGTGCCGGACGTGGTGATGGAGGCTGACTGTCCGTTCGTGAGGCCAGTGTTGAAGAGCGTCCATGTTATAGCCGAATTGCCACGCCAACCCTCTGAAAGAACAGTAAACTTTCTACCGCTCCAGTCTATATCAACATGCGTCCAAAGCACAGCCGTTTGACCGCTGCCTTCCGGCAGCGCCAGTACATACTCAGAAGGATTTATAGTGGCGGTTCTGACAAGCCACTGAATAGTACATGCGTTCGTTTCGATTGTGTTATCCGCTCCTGTTCTTACATGAACGCGAAGTATGCCAAACGCATGAACTCCATATGTATTCTCCACAAGAAGCACGACTTCCCAGTCGCTATAGCTAGCATTGCAGACAACCTGCGCCACCTTGTACCACGGGTTGACGGCGGGAGAGCCATACTGTCCTACAAAAGCTTCTCGCCACACGGAGTTGATTGCTATGTTGCCGGAGCCGTCGAAGTTTGCGGAACCAGTGACCGCGCCCGCCAGCGCGATGCTCCTCGCCGTCTGCAGCCTTGTCGCCGTTGCAGAGTTTCCGGCGCAGGCGTCCGCCGTTCCCGCAGTGGCGGCCTTGAGGGTGGTGCCGCCTGTGGCATTGCGAACCCACCATGTGTTCGCTATACGGCCGGAACTATCGCTAACTGCTGGCGTCGGAGTTACGGTAAACCAGTTGCCGTTCCCGTCGAAGCCTACTGAAATCTGGCAGTTGACGCTGGTATCCGTGGTCGTACCTCTGTAGGCTATCAGATTTATGCGGTTGGTGAGATCCGTGGCAAACCCGTGTTCCACGCCACCGAGAACGCTGCCGTTCTTGTCTTGGAACTGCGACTGGTTCCATCTATCCGTGCTAGGCGCAGTTCCCTTGACTATATCGCTGTACTTCCAAGTGTCGTGCGGGCCTGCATTGTTTGCAACAATATTGCCATTTGTATACAGATTTCCATAATAGAAATATGACCCCTCTCCAGCCAAAGCACCGGGATAGTCTGTAGGAGACTTTCCAGTCGTCATTGCCGGACTGTTTCCAAAACCAAATTTTTTGCCGGCAAACGCACCGCTCCACGAAGCGCCGCCGTGTATGTAAAGTTCGGCTCCAGTTGAAGCCGTCATGTAGGCCCAGTTTGTCGGACTGTTTACAAAAGTGCTGGCAATGCAGCCAAACCACATGAAAGAGTGCTCAAGATAGAAAACGCCATTTGTCACCCCTTCCATTTTGACGACTTTATGGGCTCCAAAGTTTACCCAGCAGTCTTTAAGTTCAGCATAGGTAAATGCGATGGCATTTGTAGTCAACTGACAGCTAAAACAAATTATACTATCTACATGAACATTGCCTATATATAGAAGTCCTCCAGATATGTTTAAGCCTGTAAAGTGCGGCGGCTTATTTCCAGTGTTGCTTGAGTCTGTCAAGTTGTCGAAATCAGCTATTGTGGTTGCATTGTTATGTGTATAGTTTGAAATCATAATTCCAAGGGATTGACAGTACACTGGTCTAAAATAACAATACCCCCATTCGCCGGGGCCGACGCGGAAAATAATGAAACCGTCTGTTTTCACACCTTTTGCTATTTCAATAGCCCTACCTAAAGTGAGAACAGGACTGTCTGCTGTCAGGCCGCTGTTGGAGTCGCTTCCACCCTTGGAAATGTATATGTGAAAATCTCCACCCGTTGAAGCGTCGTCTGGAGTCCATCCTGTCCACGAAGCGCCACTGTCGCTGGATTTTCTCCTGTAGATGTCCTTCCCGTTAAACGCATTGGCTCTCTGAATGATATTGGTTCCATTTTGAAAAACTTCTACAAAGAAGTTCCCTGCATTTGGATACTTCAGCGCCACGGTGCCACCTGTACAGGAATACATTCCCTGCTTCGTCAGCGTATCGCAGTTGACGGCGTTCTTGAGGACGGACTGTCCAAGCTGCCCCAGCCCGACTGCGCCCGTCTGGTAGTCCGTCAGGAACACGTCAGTCACCTTGCCGTCGTTTCTGCCCGTGCCGCCTCTGGCTGTCGCCAAGACGCCCTGCGTGATGTTCTCCGCATTGTTGGTGCCGAGATTCGTCCGTGCATTGGCTGCAGACGTCGCGCCAGTGCCGCCGTTGGCAATCGGCACGACGTACTCGCTGGACACGCTGGAGGCGGTCGTTGCGGTTGCCGCATTGCCCGTGACGTTGCCGGGAATGGAGCCGTTGGCATCCCTGACGGGGATGGTGTCGGGCGTCTGGGAGGTGCTGGCGTGCTTGCCGTCCAGCATGTCCACGTCGTGCATCAATTTTCCGACGGAACCCCAGCTAGAGCCGGAGTATTCCTGAATCTGCCTCCCGCCAGTGACGCTCTGAAGGCGCTTCGCTCCTTCCGGCACGTCTTCGGTTCCGGCGTCCGTCCATTTGAAAAGCGCCGTGAGCAGTGCCTTGATTGCAGGCACGTCCTCGGAGATTTTGTTAATCAGCGCGGGTATGTTCCAAGATGCCATGTTGCTCTCCTTGCAATCAATTGCACTACACGCCGTAGGCGGCCCAGTCCACCTCGGCAGTCACTCTGTTTCCATTGGTGTCGAGGACGAAAAGCCTGAATCCCTGCGGATACAGCACGTCCTCGAAGACGGTGTACGCGACAAGTTCGGGATGGTTGACCACGTTTGGCTTGGGAAGGCTCGAAACGTCGGCGAAGTCCACGTTGAACGGCACCCATGTTCCCTTCAGCATCGGGGTAGTCTGGTCGTCAACGTAGCCTTCTCCATTGTCCGTGGCGAAGGACTTGACGTGTCCAAAGTCGGTCTTGCGCTTCACGTCCAGCTTGTAGTTGATGTTGGCTATCGAGACCACGCCGCCCGACAGGCCGATGGTGTAGCGGACGTAGCGGAACTCGCCTGCATGAACCATGAGCGCGTCTTCGGCGATGGTAATCCACTCTTCGGCGTCCTGGCTCGTCTCGATCTTGCAGGAGAAGACGGGTTCTCCCTTCAGCGTCCGGCTGTCGATGGTCACCTGAATGACGGTGGAGGGGATGAGAGCGCCGACGTCGATGATCTCGACGTACTGGGCAGTCGTGCCGGACGGGTCGAGCCACCGCTCGTAGCCCCACGCGGCCTTCTGCGCCCATGTGATGGTCTCCGCAACGGCACCCTCTTCGCTGGCTATTGCCGCCAGATTCTCGTTCCATGTCTGGTTGTCATAGGGGCCAATCATGTGGCCCTCGCCGTCCAGAATGAAGTTCGTCCTGCCGCCGTTTGGCTGGCTTCTGCCGATCTCGCTGTTGCCGCCTGCGAACAGGCTGTTGTAGTCGTGGTAGAGGATGAAGTCCGGCGGCTGGCTGACCTGCATCACTATCGAGTTGCGTTCGCCCCTGTTGCCAGCCGCGTCCACGGGCGTAATGGCGTAGACGTAGCGCCCCGCCTTGGTCTCGAATGTGGCTGCGAACAGGGAGTCGATGCGGCCGATCTCGGCGTAGTATTCGACGGTCTCCCCGCCTTCCTCGTACCGCTCCACCTCCTCGAAGAGGTAGTATTCGATGGGGAAGTAGACCTTGTCAGGCTCAGACCAGTAGAGCATCACGTTGTTGTCCACCACGGCGCAGTTCTGGAAGCTGACCTTTCCTGGCGGGGCAATGTCGATGTAGCCGTCTCCCCATTCGCCGACGTTGCCAGCGGAGTCGATGGCCCTGACGTAGAGCCAGTGCCTGCCCGTCACCAGCGCGGGAACCTTCCGCAGGCTGTCCACGAGGACGCCGTTGGAGTCGGCCGCGATCACGGTGGAGGTGGCGTCCAGCTGCCCGAAGCTCTGGTTGCATTCGGAGGCAATGCCGTCCCCGTCGTCGTCGTACTCGAACCAGTGCTCAATCTCCCACGCCACGACAGGCAGGACGTTCTCGCCCTCGTCCGGCGTTCCTTCGGCCCACGTCAGCATGAGGCCAGCGCCGTCCAGCTTGGAGGTCACCACGGGCGCGGGAGGCGCGGAGATGGAGATGCTGGCCCTCGTCCCCATCGGGCCGTAGTTGTCGGCGATGTCCTTGCCAATGACGCCGTACTCGTAGGAGCCTGCCCTCGGCGCGTGGAACCTGTAGTAGGTGGTCTTGCAGCGCCCCATCGCAATCTGGCGCTGGTCGTAGACGGTATAGTAGTCGATGGGCCAACTGGATGAGGGGATGGCCCATTCCAGCACGATGTCCGCGCCGTCTACCCGCGCAGTCGGATAGACCGCGCCCACGCCGCCAAGGTAGTAGTCGGCAAGCACCATCTCGCTGGAAAAGTCGTCGATGCAGTCGATGGCCTGAACGCTGAACGAGTAGTAGCCCGCCGCCCTCGGCTTCAGCGCCTGCGACGTGCCGTCGATGATGTAGGTGAGGTTGAGCGCCAAGTCCTTCACGACATAATGCTTGATATTGAAGGTGCGCTTGCAGTCCTGCCACGTCAGGTAGAGGCCGTCCGTCCGGCGCTCGATGGAAATGACGGGGTTGTAGGGAGGCCAGATCTCGAAGGTCTTGCCGCCCCGCGCTCCGGCAAAGCCGTACTTGTCAACGGCGGTGACGTATTCCGTGATCGCGCCGATGCGGAACGCCTTCATGTCGCCGTTTTCGTCGAGGTTGTAGACCGTGCCGTTGACGGTCACGGTGTGGGAGGCGTCGTCCACCACGGCATTGCAGACCGTGCCGCCCATGTTGACCTTCCAGACCCCGCCCTGCTGGTAGAGGTCGAAGATCTCCCACTTGATGCTCTTGACGTTAAGCACCATCGACAGGCCGGATGTGGTGCCTGCGGAAGCGCCCTCCAAAATGTAGTGCTTGATGTCAACGAACTTCCGGCAGTCGTTCCAGACGAAGGATGCCGTGCCGTTGGCATTGACGCCTATCTCCACGTCCGGCGTCTTCGGCAGGACCACGCCCACCCGCGCCGGATCAGACCACGGCCCCCAGTTCAAGTAATAGTCCTGCGCCCTGACGCGGGCATTCTCGCCGTCGTGGAAGTTGTTAGGATAGGGGACAACGCACCGCAGGGTGTCGGACGTGCCCTTCCTGTCCATGCACTCGCCTTCATACTTCACGATAGGCCATGTGCCGAGGCAGTTCTCGTAGTTGAGCACAATGCCGTCGTTTTCCAGCCGCGCTCCCGTCTCGCCGCCTTCGCCGTCCAGAGGACGCCAGATCGGCTTCAGGGGAGCCTTGATGTCGAGGGTGGCGACGCCAGCCGTCGTGGACAGGTTGCCCGTGGTGTCCTCAGACCAGACATTGTACGTCTGGAGGCCGGACACCTCCCTCGGCTCGTAGTTGTACTCCGTCTCCTTGCCCTTGGTGACGGCGGTCACGGAGCCGGTGATCCTGTAGCGACGCAAGTCGATGACGTTGACCTCGTCCCAGAAGATCTTGATGCCGTTGGGGTAGTCCGGCACGGCCTTGACGTTTTCGGGGCGCGGAGGCGGGGCGACGAGGCCAGTGACGGTGTGCTCGATCTGGTTGCTCCACTGGGACGTCAGGCCAGACACGGGGTCATGCACCCTGACCTTGCAGTACCACACGGAGCCTCGCTGGACGTTGGAGACGGTAACATACTCGTCCGTGCAGGAAGCCGTGCCTGTCAGGACGGTGCCCGCATCGGCCTTGCTGACCGCCCGCATCTCGACCGTGTAGAAGGCGGGAGCGTCTGCGGAGGCGGGGACGCTCCACGTCCCGCCGATGTTGATCTGCACCGCGCCGGAGGCCGTGATGGAGGCCACCCGCTCGTCGGAAACGAGAGTGCGGAGCTGCGGAGTCGGAATGGAGCCTGCCCTGACCACGTCCAGTATGACGGGAGCCTCGTAGGCGGGGATCTTGGCGTTCGCCGCCGACATGATCTCCTTCGTCTTGTAGGGAACGAGGGTGAGCTGGGCGCTCATGTTGTCGCCGGGAGTGATGGAGGCGACAAGGTATTCCTCGTACTCCTCGCCAAGCAGGGAGACGGAAACGAGGTCTCCGCAGGCCGGAGGCGTCTTGGCCGCCGCAGAGCGGTTGCGGAAGCGCAGGACGCTCCGCTCCATGTCGTACTCAGGCTCGATTTCGAGGATGTTGACCCTGCCAGCCGACGTCCTGACGGCGATGCCGTAGCGGGCTGGCTTGGGCGCGGAGAACACCACCGTGTCGTCTATCTCCACGCCGATGATCTCAGCGTCTGCGGGAATCCTCTCGCCGGGGCCGTAGTAGACTTCAACCACGTCGGAGTCGATGAGCGCGGAGGAGTTTTCGGGGATGAGGCGGTCGCTGCTCTCGTCGATTTTGGCGCTTGCAGTCCGGCAGACGATGTTCTGAATGCGGGCGGTGCCGAAGGTGTTCATCAAGACGTCGCTGGCAAGGCCCACCAGGTCGCCGCGATGGACGGCAAGCCATTCCCAGTCCGTGTTGATCGTGACCGTCATCTGGCGGTGGAGCATCTGCGCCAGATGGTATCTGGCAAGCTTGTACATCCGGTTCCAGTTGGTCACGCCCTCGAAGCTCCACTCCACCACGTCGTTGGCCTTCCGGGTGCCGTTCGAGCCGTCCTTGGAGTAGCCGTCGTTGTAGACGAAGCCTTCCTTCTGGACGTAGTTGTCGGTTTCGTCAACGAACTTCACGCGGAGGGCGTCCGGCAGGCGGGCGAAGCCGCGCTCGATGTTCATGCCCCACGAATTGCGCGGGGTGAAGAGCTGCTTGATGGTCTTGTCCGGCTGGTCGATGATCGCGCCCCACAGGCCGTCCACGTCGGTCGTGGGGCCAGCCATTGCGGGAGAGAGGACGCCGACGAGGCGAGACCACAGGTTCTCCTCGCTGTCTGCCACGAAGTCGAAGCGGTAGTCGTTCTTATTGCACCAGTTCCAGAGGGCCACCAGCGCCGCATTGTCAAGCCTCGAAACGGGGAAGGGCTTGATGAGGCTGTGCTTCGAGGTGAGCAGATAGCGCATTATGGAGGCGGGGTTGCTCGTCTCGCGCCATGTGTTCCAGTGCCCTGGCGTCGTGACAACCTGCCCCTTCTCGTTCTTCGTCTTCGCCTCCGGCGTCCAGTCGGGGATCTTGGAATGGCACATGCCGGAGAACTCCGTGACGTAGCCCGAAAGCTGTTCGCTGGCGCGGATGTGCAGTTCGGATACGCATATCGGCACGGGCGTGTCGAAGGCGGGCTTGTCGATAATGGCCCGCATCGTAGTCCATTCGCAGGAGTCGATGATGTAGGAGTCGTTCGTATCGCCCGTAATGCGCTTCACCCTGACGTCGTAGGATTTCAGAGGAAGATCGCGCTGGGTGTAGTTCTTCACGATCTGCTTCTGCTTCGCGCCCCTGATGGACGCCCTGCCGTAGGACTGCACGACGTAGGAGCCGGAGGAGACATTGGCGTACCAGCTGCCGCTGCCGATATAGCCGTAGTACGAGTCCCGTCTTGTCCACGACACGTCGCCGCCCCTTACGCCTGCGGCCTTGACCGGATAAATCTTGACCGTGCCGTTGCCCTTTACGGGGTCGCCGTTGCCGTTGACGCCAATGGAGATGGGGTTGTCCATCCACAGCGTCGTGGTATGCCCCGGCGGGGTGTAATAGTAGTAGTCGTAGTCGTAGTACCTGCCGGAGCCAGTTCCCATCTGAACGCCGCTGTCCGTCCATCCGCCTTCGGAGTAGTAGTACCCGTAGTTCGTGTCGTTGCTGTAGTCTATCTGGCGTCCATAGTCGTACCAGCGCCGCGTGTCAGCCCCGCCGACCGAGTAGGTTCTCCCGCCAGCCCTGAAGACGCCAGCGCCAACGGTGACCCTGATGGAGCCGCCGGACGGCGTACACCGGACGCTGCAGCCATAAATGTACTCAAGGCCGGAGGCAGGGTAGATCTGGAAGCCACCGGGATTCTCTCCGCGCCGAACGGCCCTGAGGCCGCCGTTGACGTAGAAAACGGAGACATTGTTGTTGATCTCGCGCTGCGAGTAGGACAGGCTCCCAGACTTGATGCTTCCCTCGCGGGTAACGGCGAAGCCCTGCCAAGACCCTCCGGCGGTGGGCTTGTACTGGATCTCGATGTCCACGACGCGGCTCTGCTTGTTGCCGTTCTTCTTGTTGATCGTCGTCAGGCCGCCGGGGAACGTGATGTCGATGGAAAGCTCGTTCGCCTCGCCGACGGTGCGGGTGTTCCATTCGCCGCACTTCAAGGCCGCGCCGACGGAGGCTTCATTGTACTGCTTGCCGAAATACTTCAGGCCGGAGCCGGAGCAGGACTGATGGAAGACGTGGGTCACGTCCGAGTATTTTTCGAGGGCCGTCTCGCCGATCATGAAGTCGGAAACCGTCATGTCGGGGTGGCCCCAGACGACCAGCATGTTGAAATACTGGTTGTCCCCGCGCCATTCCGTCCAGCTTTTCGCGCCGAGAGGAGGCGTGTGGCGGTGGCGTCCAAGCACCAGCGGGACAAAGCCGCCGATGTTGTGAGCGTTTTTCCCGCCGTTGATGGAGTAGGTGGGGCTTTCCTTTTCAGCATTGCCCGTCCCGCCGAGGCCGCCAAGGGACGGGGGCTTGGCAGGGAAGAGCATGTTGATCGCCATCAGAGCGCCAGCGGCGACAAGGCCGATCATCGTGGTGGCGAAAGTGGACATCTGGACGGTCATGCCTGCAAGGGCAATCTGCCCGCCGAGACCGCCCGCCCACCATGTCGCCACCGTCGCGACAATCACGACAATGACCGACAGGATGGTGGCAAGCGGATTCTTACCCCCGCCTCCGCCTCCGCCGCCTCTGACGCCGTGAAGCACCTCGATGCGGTCGCCCTTTTCGGGGAAGACGCGCTTCCAGTTCTCGCGGGCTATCTCCAGGCCGTTGAGTCGGCACCGCGCATACTTGAGCAATACCCTGTACTGCGCCTTCGTGTAGACCTTGTCCTCGTAGGCTTTGGAGAGCGACTGGAGGACGATGTCTTCAAGAGACAGCCCCGTGGGCGCGGCGAAGAAGTTCGGCCTGCTGGTGTCCCAGCGGCGGCCCATGACCTGGACGACTTCCCTTTTCTTCTTCCCTGCCATCTATGCCTCCACGGGGCGCAGAATCTTGGACAGCCTTCTGGCCCACTTCGCCTGATCGTAGCGTTCAACGACCGTCTCCATGCCCCGCATGACGTGGAGCATTTCGCCGGGGGCCACCCACAGGCCGACATGGAGGTCGAGAGTGCCGAAGCTGAACACCAGCACGTCAAGAGGCTGGCGCTCCTCGTCCGTCACGTCGCGGTTCCACTCTCCGGCTTCCAGCATCTTCGCCGTCTCGCCCACCTCGCCCCGCGCAAAGGCCGAAGAGTAGGCGTCGCCCATGTCGGGCATCTCGACGCCCTTTTCCTCCTTCCATACAAGCCTGACGAGACCCCAGCAGTCGAGGCCGTCGAAGTCCCGCCCGCCGTCCTTGAAGGGGATGCCGATGTATCTGCGAATATCCATGCTACTGCACCAGGTTGGGAAAATAAGCTAGGGAAAAGCGGAGCCACGGCGACGGCTCGTTCGCCGCAATGTCCGACTTGACGGTGATCTCGACAGTGTCGGCGTTCCATCCCGCCGTCTGGAGGTCGAGGTCGGGGAAGCACATGTCCACCACGTCCGGCGTGGCGGAGTTGACCACCTCGATGGTGATCTTCGGGTACTCCCTGTCCACCATCTTGAGGTACTGGCTGACGCTTCGGGTCACGTTGGAGATGGTGAACTTGCCTTCCGGCGTCTGCTCGTCGGTGGAGTTCGGAATTGAAGCCTGAATCGGGACGTACCAGTACTTCTGCTTCCGGCTAATGGTGCCGTAGAGAGGCGTTCCCGTGTCGGGGTCGATCTTCAGCAGCTGCGTCTCGTTCGTGGAGAGTCGGATCGGCTCCTTCCACGCCGGGTGCGTGATCGTGATCAGCACCACGTCGGTGGTCTCGCTTTCCTGCCGGAAGATCTCGCGCTTGGTAGTCGGGGAAAGGGGCATGGGCTACGCCTTGACGTCGGGCCAGATTTCAAAGGTAAGCGTGACCACCCAGCACAGCGTGTCCTTGTACTGGGCGATGTCGAACAGGCCGTCGCTCGTCGCCTTCAGTCGCGCCCTGACGAGGCTCCCCGTTTCGGGGTGCGGGAAATTGAACGCGACGGCTCCTTCGGCGATGGAACTGTGGACGAACTGTTCCAGGACGGCCTTCTGGTCGAAACGCTGCCCCTGGTAGACGAAGTTTGGGCGCAGGAGATAGCTGGCAGTCACGACCTGCGGCTTGAACCGCCCCCGCCGCCTCACCTTGTCCGAGCCTGTATCCATGCTGGAGCGGATGAGATTGTTGGGGATGGTTCTCTTGTACCCGTCCTGCAATGGCTTTTGTGGAAGGGCCAAGGGCCACCGCACTGCCATCCCGCTCTACCTCCTGACTACCTGCTGCTCCACGCCGGAGAAGCTCCTTGCCGCCTTGTTCAAGGCAGTTCCCGTCTTCATCATCTGCTGCGCCGCCATGTCGCCGATCATGACCTCGATGGACTTGTTGCCCTGATTGTCGGTCTTGGTCTGCTGGCTGGCCTGCTGGCCCGTTGCATTGTTGATGACGACATTGACAATCGGCGCATTTCCACTGTCGGAGCGCACTCCAAGGTGTCCAGACGCCGTGCGGGTCAAAGGCATCACCGCCTCCGGCCCCGCTTCGCCCATTACGCCACCCTTTGCAAACTTTGTCAACTGGGAGCCATAAGAGAACAATGTCGGACGATTTACAATCTGATTGGAGTAGCCGTGGAGGCCGGAGAGAACGCCGCCATGAGCGAGATGAATGTTTGCCACGGCGGCGGTTGCCGATACTCCGCTCTGAATAGCGGACTTTGCAGAGGACATAGCGCCCCCGCCAAAATTGAACAGCCCGCCAAACAGGCTCCCTATTCCGTTCGCAATCGGGCCAATGATCGCCTGCTTGATGGCAATCCTCATCAGGTCTTTGATGATGCTGTTCGCCAGGTCGGTGAAGCTTGCCTTGCCCGTCATGACCATATCCGTGAAGGCGTCCGCCATGTCGTCGAAAGACTTCTGGACGAGATCGGATACATTTTCGGCGAGGTTGCCCATTTCAAGGGCGTACTTCTTCGCGCCCAAGGCGACGCCCGCCAGCACGTCGTTGCCGTTCTTGACCCGGTTCTGAAGTTCCTCAAGCTCCTTCCACCGCTCGATCAGTTCGTCGGGGATAGTCCCCTTCATCTTCTCAGCCTGGATGGCGATAAGCTCGTTCTGCTTGGCGAGAGCCTCGCTCTTCATGCCGTCGAACCAGCTAAACTTCTCGTAGTAGGGAAGCTCCTTCTCCAGCTGCTGCTCCCGCGCCTGCCCCTCCAGCAGCTTGCGGTATTCGGCAAGCTTCGGCGTCTGATCTGCGACCGTGACGCCAAGCTTCTTGGCCTCCTCAGCCATGCCTTCGATGGCGGCTGCCTTGGCTTTGTACTTCTCCTCAATGTCGATCCTGGCAAGCTCGGCCTCGTTGCCGCGAAGCTGCAGTATCTCCTTGTTCAGGTCGGTGGCGTACTTTGTACTGAACGCCTCCAGGTAGTCCTTCTTCAGCGCCTTCATGTCCACGGACGAGCCTTTCAGCTGCTTGTCCATGTCGGCGAAGTCCTTCGCCAAGGTCTGGATGTCCTTCTGGCCCTGCATGTCGGCGATCTTCTTGCGCCAGCCCTCCTCGGCGGAATGGTACTTCTCCTGCGTGTTGTCCACGCGCTTGCCGCCGCCTCCGCCACCACCCTTCTTATGCGCCTCTTTCCACGCCTTCTGCATGTCGGCGTTTTTTGTCATATAGTCCCAAGCGCCCTTGAGATTTTCATTAAACTCGTTCGTAGCGACAAAACGCTTGCCGTTTGCTTCGGCCTTAGAAAACTCCCTGTCCCGTATGATTGCAGACCATTTCTTAAAATCTCTTTTTTCAAAAGCCTGCTGCGCCTCAGTATTAAAGAATTGCATCTTGGCGCCCTGCATAATGCTCAGCCCCTGCGCCCGCGCCAAAGCTCTGGCTCCAGCTTCAGAAAGCTCGTAAATATCGCTAATTAGTCCCTGAATAAAACCAGAGAGAGACTGACACTGTCCTCCAACAGCCTTAAGAACAGCCACCATAGTGTCGTAGGCGATCTTGCTCCCGCCAGCGGCATTGGCACAGTTGACAACCCAATCCTTAAGCTCCTGCTGTGCCTTTGCTACAGCGGTGGATTCGCCTGCAAGAGCTTTCTGTTCAGACTGAAGATCTCTGTACTGCTGCTGGGTTAACGGGCCAACATTCTTTATGCGCTCAATAGCTTCGACATGCTGTTCATATTTTTGAGTAGCATTAACAACTTGAGATGCATGATTTTTTAGCTGTTCGCTATATGCTACTATGTCTTTTGCGTTGCTAGTAAAGGCAATACTTGTGTCGTTAAGCACGGCTTTTAGCTTCTCCATAGCCTCCATGCCCGACATTGCCTTGCCTAAATCCGTCTTTTCAGCCGCATCCTTTATTTTCTTAAGATCGGACGCCATCTGCTCGGTGTTCATTTCGAGACGCTTTGCGGCATCAGCGTAATTATTAGAGAATGTCTGAATCTGTTTGTCGGTGTTGGCAATAATGCCACTCATATCCTCTAAGTTTTTGCCACCCATATTATCAAGCTGCTGTCCTAGAGAACCTCCAGCGGCTTGAACGGCTTGCTTAAATCCGTTATTCCATGCATCAAAAGCATTTCTATATATTTCCTTTGCAGTTTCAACATCCTCTTTCTCAATAGCTTCATTGAACTTTTTTCTAAAATCAACCATGCTCTCAAGAGCATTTCTTACTGACGTTTCTTGAGCAGAACCAGAAAACATACCCCAGGAACCGGGTTGAGTGGCAAGATTTTGATAATGTCTATCAACATTGCCACGAATTCTTTCGACTTCTTTTTCCCAATCGCTGTTCTTTTCCGCAGTGTTATTAACTAAAGCTTGCCGAATAGAGGCCGGAGTAAAATTCGCGGCTTCCATATCCTCTTTTGACTTTACGGCATCAGCGACATATTCGCTCATTGATTTTCTGGCGTTCTGAAACGCCTTCGATGCCTGATATGCGCTATAGGCCAAAGAACCCATGAGGGCTATGACTGCCATTATTCCAGCATGAATAACATTGCTGCCAATAGCGCCAAGACCAGCCTTCAGTTTGCCAATAGCGCCAGCAGCTCCACTCGCCCTGCTTGGGATAATAGCGACTCCCTTATTAAATGCTTCAATTCTGTCTTTTACTCTGTTGAACGTATCTCCAAGAGCTGCAAACTTTGCATTAAGCTTACCACCGGCAGAGGCAGACGCACCAAGCCATGCACCAAAACCAGTGGCGGTTATTGCCCCAACGTGTTTGGCCATCGCTTCAAAAGCAGGCGTAACTGTTTTGGCTATTGTATTGATTGTCTTCACCAACGGGGCGAGCGTGTTGGTGTCTGCCATATTTTTCTGAAAATCTATATAGGTATTATAGAGACGGTTGAGTTCAGCTTGCAGACTTCCACCAGCGGCAATCGCACCAGGTCCATATGTGTTCTGAACCTCGCGGGAGAACATAATAAAATGTTCCAGCGTAACCTCGCCCTTCTGGAGCATCTTATCAAGGTCTTGAGTGGTTTTTCCAATGGCGCGGGCGAACATATTGACCGCACCGGGCATGCGCTCGGCTAGCTGCTGCCTTAATTCTTCGGCGCTTACCTTGCCTTTCGAGATCATCTGGCTAAGAGCAAGGAAGACGCCCTTGGTCTCGTCGCCGGTGAGCTTCAGCGCGGCGGACATATCACTGAACGCCTTGAACACCATGTTGGCGTCCTTCTCGACAGGCGTTCCCTGCGCGGCTGCAAAAAGCTTCTTCGCGCCCTCGGCGGTATCCATAAAGGACAAGCCAAGCTCGTCCGATACCTGGCGAACGTATTCCAGCTTTTTCCCCGCCATCTCAGCGGTGCCGTAAATGGCGGTGAACGCAACCTCTACGTTCTCCAGCCGCATAGCTGTTCTTACCGAGTCGCCCAGACCGGCAATGAGGCCGTAGAAGACCTTCTGTTTCACGCTCTCGATGATAGTGTTGAAAAAGCCGGAGGACTTCTGCAGCTCGTCGCGGAGACTTCTCACCTGCGCCACTGTGGCACCGGTTGCCTGCCCCAGCTGCCGCATTTCAGCAACAGTGCGGGGAAGACGCCCGTTGACTTCCTGGAAGCTGGACATGGCTTCCTTGAGCTTCACCATCTGGGAATAGGCTTCAAAACCCTTCGTCGTCGGCGTCGCAGTCGTGTACTTCGACACAAGCTGGTTGTAGTCGTCGCGCTTGCGCTCCGTTGCGGTCATCATCTCCCGTCGGAGCTGGTGCGTCTTCTCCCGCATGGCTTCAAGATAGCGCTGCGTGTTCTCTTTCGTCGTTCTCGCCGAGAGCTCAATTTGAGAGAAGGCGTTGGCAACCTCGATAATCTCGTTTCTCAGCGCGGCGGTCGAGCGGACGCCGATGCTCTTCAGAGACGTGTTTACGGAGCCTGCGGTGTCTCCCGCCTCGCGCTGCATCTTCGCAAGCTCTGAATTGGTCAGATTGAGCTGGCGCTGAAGCGTCCTGAGGGAGTTTTCAAGCTGTCTCTGGTGCGCGGCTTCCGCCATGCGGTTGACGAGGCTCTGCATGTGCTTTTCAGACACGCTGCAAGCTTTTGCCAGGTCGCTCAGCCTCGCTATGGTTGGCTCGAAGACCGTCCCCATCTTGGATGCGGATGCATTCAGGCTCTTGATGGCAAGTCCGACCTGCTGCAGGCCGGACTTGAACAGCTTCGGACTAAAGGCGTGCTCAAACGCCTCCGATACGGCTACGGCGCTTTTTCGTGCTATGCCCCGCAGCTCATTCATGTCCTTCTGAAACTGCGTATAGTCGCCGCGAATATTTACGTAGAGGCTCGATGCCATGTCCTAGCTCCGCTCTTTCATTTTCCTTGCCTCGTTGCGGGCAACCACCGCCTCTACGGCGCGGATCTTCTTCCAGAGAGCAGGAGAAGTGTCGAAGCCGTAGTCGCTGGCGATCTGCTTCAAGGCAACCCAGTCAAAACCAATGAAGCCGCCCATGCCGCCTGTGCGGATCTGGGTGGCTCCAGCCTGGAGAAGCTCTAGAGCCTCCCTGTTCCCATCCAACGCTTCAGGACATCTCCCTTCGCAGGAAGAGCAGTCCTTGGTCTCGTTCCTCTGGCGGGCGGCTTTCAGGCACGTGTCGCAGAATTCCGCGCCGTCTCCTGAAAGCCACTCCCAGAGGTCTGCTAGTTTTTTATCTCTTCCTCAATGCCGTAGGTCTCTGCGGTGAGCGCCTTGTTGAGTTCGAGGATGTCGGGGAAGGGAAGGGCGTTAAGCTCCTCGTCCTTGAACCCGGCACGGTTGAGCGTCTCGAAGAGAAGCTCCCAGTCCTCGCCTCTTTCCTTGGACGCCAGCTCCCTGACATCCTTGCCGACAAGAGGCTTGACGGTGAACTTTTTGCCGGAAATGGGAAGAGTAATCTCGCGCATATCATGTCCTCCAATGCATGTCTTAGTAGGATTCGACGTCGTTCTTGAGGGTAACCTCGACGACGGTGTTCTTTGTGTGGTCGTTGTAGTACGCCACGAAGGGATACTGGGTGCGGATGCCGGTCGGGCCTTCGACAGTCGGCCCCTGGTACTGGATCTGCACTTCAGGCAGAAGAATGGCGAGGCTGTTGTTCTCGTCGATGGCGAACTTCAGTTCCAACGACATTTCAGTGGAGTTCTTGGCCTCGTTCAGAAGAGCAAGAGAGGTAAATAAACAGGTGACGTTGCCTGTCACGCTCATGATGCCTTCGGGAATGTCGTAGAGTTCGCCTGCGGTGCCGAGAGTGCGGGTGTCGGTGTCCAGGCCGTTGTCAATGGTAATGTCGAAGCCGGTGCAGACGCCGAAGACTTCGTTGTTCTTCTTGAGAGAAGCCTGGAAGTTGGAGAGGCGCTTCAGAACAACTGCTTCGGCAGTGGCGCCGTCGTCATAGTTGGTAGTGTCGAAAGTGGCCATCTTGCCGGCCATCGACAGGGTGGCGGTAAGCTCCTCGTCGCCACCGGCGGTGAGCTGAAGCGAGGAGATCTTGCAGCCGGAATAATGGCCGTAGGTAGCGGGACTGGTGCCGTAGGCGCACTGGATAAGGGCGGACGGAGACTCGTCGGCGGGCTTGAAGACATGGGTGAAAGCGCCCTCGGAACCAGACGTAGTCGGCTGTCCGAAGAGCAGTTTGAGCCAGTAGCCGAAAGCGCGGGTGCCGACAGGCACCACGATGTCGCCCGTGGTCTCCACGTTGCCGTCGAAGGGCATGTCGGGATCCCTGCGGCCGCGAAGGGTCTGGGCGCTGTTCTTGTTGCGGCTGACGGTGAGACCGAAGCTGTTGATGGGAAGAACTACCGGGGCCTTCGTAGACGGCGCGACGCCGAAGGAAGGCTCGAAGTCGAGCATGCATGTGGTCTTATAGCCACGAGCAACTTTCTCAGGCATGTCATTACTCC